GCTATAATAAACAAAATAGGAAAAAAGATTTAGATGAGATTTAATGTAAAATGGAAAGGTCAAAGTGGTATAGAAAAATCGTTAGATTTTCCAACACTTGACACTGCAATGACTTTTAGTAAAACCTTGGGTATAGTTGTTACTATATCAAATGGAGATTTTGAAGTCGTAGGAAAATTTGGTGTAGACAGCATCAGGAACGGACGTTGTCCGGACGGTACTGTTTACGATTGGAACAAAGCATCTCGCATAGGTGCAACACGGAGACGATAATGCCTTGGATTGAAAATGTAGCCGCAGATGACATCCCAAAAAGATTTCACCACGAAGCAGGAGAGAACAGTATGCTGATTAGCATAGTTGATCCAGCCTCGTGGCGTCCTACGCCTGCACACAAGTTCAAAGAAATTCATAACTTTGAATTCTTAGATGTGGAAGAAAAGGATGAAGTTCTGGAAGAGGCAATGAAGTGTAGCCAAGAACAAGCCAACGAACTTGTTCGTCTACTGGAACATGCAAAAGAAAATCGTATGAATGTTGTAGTGCATTGCTATGCAGGTATCTGCCGCAGTGGCGCAGTCTGCGAAGTTGGTGTGATGATGGGCTTTCAGGATACTGGCAGATTCCGCAGTCCTAACTTGCTGGTCAAGCATCGCATGATGAAGGCTTTGGGTTGGACATATGATGCTGACGAAAAGCCTAACATCGATGATTGGCGTACTATGAGACCTATTGGAGATTAATATGTATTTGTGTAAAGAAGAAGTTGTTAAGATTCTAGAGACAATGGACAAGTTTCCAGAAGCAAAATCTTTTGAGTTAGTGCAGGACAGTCACAGCGGTATCGGTAGTGTTACTGCCTTGATTGTGCATACTAAAATTAACGGACTCGATGGTGAGTTTAGAACTGAAATTTCTGGAGTGGAGAATTGGTAATGCCTAAATGCTATCAACTTATTGGAGTTCCTGCCGCTGGCAAGAGTACATGGATAGATGCCCAGGATTGGGTCAACGAGTGTGTGTACGTGTCCACAGACAAGTATGTAGAAATGCATGCCAAGTCTTTGGGTAAAACTTACAACGATGTCTTTGACGAATTTATGCCAGAGGCAGTGAACTTGATGTGCCAAGATGTAATTGTTGCTCGAGAACAAGGCAAGGATGTAATTTGGGATCAAACTAGTGTTTCGATTAAAAGTCGTAAGCGTAAGTTCAATATGCTACCAAACTACGAACATATTGCTGTAGTGTTTAAGACTCCTGAAAAGGAAGAATTGGCACGGCGTCTAGCAAGTCGTCCTGGTAAAAACATTCCAGAACATGTTATGCGTAGTATGATTGAAAACTTCGACGTGCCCACAGAGGATGAGGGTTTTAAGGAAATTTGGTTCGCTAGTTAACCTGTTGTAAAAATACAACAACTTTGGGCCCTGTTGATGTTTATTGACAGGGCTTTGTTTTGGTGTTATAATACATACATAGAAGTTAGAAAGCATCCTATGGAATTCTTGGTTGAAGCACGTAGCATCAAAAAGCGTAAATTTGTCGAAGCAATACTACCTAGTATTATCGGCCAATTAGGATTAACAGCAAGCCGCAAGGCAGTGGTTATTCGAATCGCCAGTGAGTGCGAAGGAATGGGGATGACCATTCCTGTAGATATTTTGGATAGTTATGTTGTTGTAATTAATCCAAGATTAAAACTCAAAGAACTAGGACTAACACTTGCACACGAAATGGTTCATGTGCGACAAATGGCAAAAGGATTTTTGAAATCCAAAAACGGACATAATTACTGGTGCGGCAAACGCTACGGTAAAAAGACAAAATATTTGGACTTGCCCTGGGAGCAGGATGCATTTGCAAGACAAGAGATAATTTTTAGAAAAGCGATAGAAGAATAAGGAAATAAAATGACAACATGGGTGACAAGCGACTTGCACTTTGGACATGCGAACATAATGAAGTTCTGTCCACAAAGTCGTGCAAGATTTAAAAACGATGTAGACTATATGAATGAGCAAATGGTGTTGGAATGGAATGAGACCATTGCTCCTGAAGATACAGTTTATATTTTAGGTGACGTTGCATTTTTGCCAGCGGCAAAGGCTGTTAGCATCATGAGACGTTTAAATGGCGTAAAGATTTTAATTGAAGGTAATCACGATAGGAAGTTGTTGAACGATCCTGTGTTTCGTAGTTGTTTTGCAGAAGTACATCCATACTTGTGCATTACCTACGAAAAGACTAGGGTTGTGATGTTTCACTATCCAATCGCAGAATGGGATCAAATGCACAGAGGTGCAGTTCATTTACACGGTCACTTACACGGTGGCGTCAGCGGAATGGAAAAGTTCCGTTGCCGTGACATGGGTATTGATGCAACTGGTATGATTGCTATCACAATGGAACGTGCGATTGCTGATGCAATGCACGGAGAGATAAAAGGACACCACTAAGGAGTATAACATGGGTTATTGGGAAAGATATTGTAACGTCGACGTACTAAAGGGTAAGACTCTAGTGTCGTTGACCGATGAAGGCAATGAGTTGGTTTTCAAGACCACTGACGGTGAAACATATCGCATGTACCACGAACAAGACTGTTGCGAAAGCGTAGTGCTTGAAGATGTGGTAGGCGACTTGCAGGACCTAGTGGGCTCAGAGATTTTGATTGCTGAAGAAGTTGAAGGTGAAAGCCCAGCAGACTTTGAAGCATACGAATCTTACACATGGACTTTCTACAAGTTTGCAACTCGCAAGGGTTATGTGGACTTGCGTTGGTTAGGCCAGTCAAATGGTTACTATTCAGAAAGTGTTAGTTTTTTAAAGGAGTAAGTTATGACGATGGTAGATAGGGCTCGAGTTTTTGCAACTGCGGCACATGCGGCTGTAGGACAAGTTCGTAAGTACACCTTCGAACCCTACATCGTTCATCCTGCTGAAGTTGTTAGTATCGTTAAGAGTGTTCCGCATACTGATGTTATGTTGGCAGCGGCTTGGTTACACGATGTTGTTGAAGACACTGGTGTAACTATCGAAACAATCCGTGCCGAGTTTGGTGTAGAAGTTGCAGAGTTAGTTGGATGGTTAACTGATGTTAGTCGTCCGGAACACGGCAACAGAGCACATCGCAAGGCATTAGATCGAGCACACTCTGCGGCTGCTCCTGCAGAAGCACATACAGTAAAGTTAGCAGACTTAATCTCTAACACTCGTAGTATCATGGCACACGATGTAGCGTTTGCCAAGACTTATTTAGAAGAAAAGAGATTATTGTTAGAAGTAATGACCAGGGGCGATGCTACATTAATGGCAATAGCCCGTAAGAATGTTGGAGTTTAAAATGTTCAAAGATGAATTGAAGCAGTACGTAGAAACTGGTAATTTAGTTAACATGAAGTCAGCCGGTGAAGGTATCTATGTACTCAAGTACAAGAAGAAGGTATTCTACGATAACCTGTGGAACGACTACATTGCCGAATGCCGCGGGTCAATCGTAGATGCCGACTTCAATCTAGTTGCGTATCCATTTACAAAGATCTATAACTACGGCATTGAAAAGGAAGCACCAGTGCTATCTAACGATACTGAAGTTACTGCTTTCCGCAAGGTTAACGGCTTTATGGTTGCTTGTACTTGGTACAAGGGCGATGTTCTAGTTTCTACTACTGGTAGCACTGACAGCCCTTATGTTGCTATGGCAAAAGAAATGATGCTAACTCATATGTCTTGGGCCGACTGGCAATTGGCATTTAATCGATCCGACATGGACAATCTGACTGTGATGTTTGAGTGCGTACATCCGAGCGACCCACATATCATTCCTGAAAAGGCTGGTATGTATGTTCTAGGATATCGTGACAATGTTTGGGGTTCTAAAGTAGGACATCACCGTTCTATTCTAGAAGGAATGGCAATTGGTTTCAACTGCCATGTGCCAGAACATTATAAGACCACAGTAGGCAACTTAATTGAACAAACTAAGAATGTTCGTCACGAAGGGTTTGTATTTTATACTGAAGACGGTGTGAGTGCCAAGATCAAGTCGCCATATTACTTAACTTCAAAGTGGGTTGCTCGCAATCCACGTACAGATAAGTTAGTGGACTTAAACAAGGATATCAAGCAGAATTTGGATGAAGAATACTATCCGCTAGTTGACAAAATACGTGCTAATATAGTACAATACACAGCGATGAACGAACAAGAACGTCTTGCATGGGTAAGGGAACAATTAGCATAATTGGGAAAAGAAAATGAAAAATCGTTACGGTAATGAATACACGTTTGAAAAGGTAGATGAAAATACCTACACCATTGTGGGCGATCTTAAATACTGGCGTTACGGAGGCCGTGAAGGTCAGGAACAAATGGATCTCACTGATCTAGGGTTCGTTGATCCCAGCGGCGGTCCGTATATTGGACTAGGCACGAATATCGAAGGACGAAAAGTTAATCGAATTCGTGCTCTAGGAGAACAATTATTTTTCGAGGTGGAATAATGATCACAGACACAGTCAAAGAAGAATGCAATACATTGTTAACGGCTATGATTGGCAAGCCAGAGTTAGTGGAGCAATGGTGGTCCACTAAAAACAAAGGGTTTGATATGGCATGTCCTAATGATGTAGAATTGGCAAAGGTATTAGATTACCTAAGAATACATGCATACGGAGGTTGGTAATGGAAGATGAATCACACTTACCAGTAAGTGAACAGAGTCTTGTGTATCGTCTACGCAAGCGAGCAGAGATTCGAAGGCAGATTCAAGACCGTAAGTCAGTGCAAGAAGGTCGTGCAGATCGTATTGCTGATTTATTGGAAGAAGCCGCCGACGAAATTATTAAATTAAAAGGAAAATAAAATGGCAAAAGGTACAAGTGGAAATTCACATCGTCGGGTAGTTAAGCGTACTAGTCAAGGTGGCAGCAAACCAAAAACTAGTTCTATGTCCAGGACACAAAAATCTACTCATAAGAAATATCAAGGTCAAGGCCGTTGATTTAGAAGTCGGTACATTTGCTTAGGTATAGAGCCTAAATGTTGTTGATTGTGTTGAAGAATTGGCATCATGGGTTCTATATCTAAGTGTTCTTTTTCTAATATTTCTTTGACAACAAACATCGCCTTTTCAAATCGTTTAGTAGAATCTGATTCAAGGTCGTAACTTTCGTCCCAGAATTTATTAAATGTTTTAAATCCCAAGTCCTTTAAGAGTTGCAAAGTTCCGTGGGGTGCTAACAATATAAATGGTCTGCCGCTGATGATTGCCCTTAGTGTTTTCTCACTGAAGTTTGGCATTGCAGAGTGAAATTTACTTTCTGTTACTAGACTACAAAAACAATTCTGCGTAATTGCAATTAATTTGTCGCTGGCTAGTTTACTAGTATAGTCAACATCCACTGGTGTCTGATAATTGTTTATACGTCCTTGTCCGTATAATACTGCAAGCCCTGTTTTAATATTTAATTTATGGTCTAACTTATCTGTTTGGATTAAACTATTTTCAATTGTAGGTAAACTATAATGTTGTGTTAAAGAAACATCATTAACATAATTTGATAGAAACGCACTGGCTAGATATCTATAATCCGTATACCGTCTGTTAAAACAACAGATCTTTTTAGAAAAATAAGGATGTATATTAGGAAGTGTAGTTAATGAAAGAACACTATCTGCAACATACCAATCAAAGTACTGAGTGAAACTATTTTTTTCACAATGATATACTGTATGTTTTAGATTAAAATATTTTGAAATCTTTTTTATAAAATTTAATTCGGGAGGATCTGTTTCTGTTGTAAATAGGTCTTCTATAAAAAAGTGTAGATGCGTTTTCTCTACTATTTGATTGATGTTGTTTAGTACTCTATAATAGATTTTTTCATTAGATACTGCTCCTGCTCTAATAACAACTACCACATCATTTGACTCAAAGCAAAATAAACTTTTAATAGTCGTGAACGGTTCAGATAAAGACGTCGTTGATACATTGTCAACATCGATCTGAATAAAAGTATTTTGGTGGAAAATGTCAACAACGGCCATACCAATATTTATAAACCAAATATCATTGACTTTTATCTGCAAAGAAGTTAAAATGTTTGTATTCATTACTAAAGAAAGAATTTATGGCACAACACCTAATGGTGGACTTGGAAACACTAGATACAAAAACTTCGGCAACAATCTTAACATTGGGTGCAGTAAGGTTCGACCCGTTTGGTAATACTCCTATGAAGGAACTTTATCTACGGGTTGATATTGACAGTCAAGATAAACTAGGATGCACTGTCAGTGACGACACACTCAAATGGTGGAATCAGCAAGATACTAGTATTATGGAAGAAGCCTTTGATCCACGCAATCGTGTTCCTATCCACGAAGTTATCAATCAGTTTCACGCATTGGCTTGGGGTTGTCAACAGTTTTGGAGTCACGGTGCTACTTTTGACTTGATGATTTTACAAAGTATCTACGACAAACTGGGCCGTACGTATCCCTGGAACTTCTGGGAAATGCGAGATACACGAACACTGTTTGATCTTGCAGATGCAGACATGCCCACAGATTCAAAACACAATGCATTAGAGGACGCCAAACGTCAAGCAATAGGAGTAAGAAATGTCTTCAGAAAACTCGGATATCAAGGACGACGATAAGATTTCCAAAAGTCCGGATCGTCATACCTTTCAAAAAGAAGGTTATGTGAAACGTCAGGAAGAAACAGGCGAGCCTATAAACGAAGATTATCTCGACTTGTTTGAGAAAATACTCGACGAGCATAAGCACAAGTTCGACGACCTTTCACGGCGTGTAAACAACATGGAATACGACCTACTAACCACAGACTGGATTCTTGACAAAGTTCGTGCTAGTAAATCGTATGCACAGAATCTGTATGCGGCCATGTGCAATATGCGTTTTGTACGCAAAGAGTTAGTTCCATATCTACGTCAAGACCCTGACAAGGATCTATGGAGTGCTTCGTGGCGTGCCGCTGGCGGGATCATTGCTGACATGCGTCAACAAGGCGACTATATCGATTGGTATTGCAGTGGCATGGGCGGGCTTGCTACCTACGATGTAAAAGAAGGCGAAGAGTACATGGCTCGAATGAAATTTGTACCTGAAAGCGTAATTACAGAAGAAATAGAAGCAGACTTAT